CTTCATTCTCAGAGTATGTATAAGGCTATGCTCGTCGCAGCTCTGTTTGCCGTTGTAGGTACTCTAGGCAATGTTGCGACCTGGATGAGTGGTGAAGAGATTGATGTTCCAACGGAAATTCAGGGTCCTGTACTTCGGCGTCGAAAGGCGATTGTCGCATAGTGCTTATAGAAATAACACCATATTTTTTTAATGAAGCCGTCAACCTCCACAACCTCACTTACAGAACTTACAGCAGTTGTGCCCGAAAATGAATGTTTTGTCTGTCTTGAACTTACCCATGAAAGTGATGCTACACTTGTAGAGAGTAGTAAATATATAACATGCGGCTGTCGATTTCATGTTCATCCAGTTTGCTGGAATTAATGGATACGCGAAAAACGTGAGGTTAGTAATCTAGAATTTCCATTCTGTCCAATTTGTCGCAAGAATTCACAGAATCCATCTCTAGCTCCCATCACTGAACCTTTACTTTCTCCAATGACGCAGTTTTGTATATACGCTTTATTTACAATTGTACTTAGTTCTATGGCAATTGTCGGTATTGTTCTAGCATCTTCTAGGAAGTGATTATCGCCCATTACGTTTATAACGAATTTCTGCAACAAGTTTTTTTAGCGATGCTTCCATATCTTCAAATGTTTTTTCACCGGCATCTGCTTCAACTAGTTTCCATTTTTCTTCAAGACCTGCTTGTTTTATATGTTCTATAAACTCTACCGTTGTTCCTGATCGAATAGCTTTATAAATTGTTTTTGCACGCCATTGTTTTTCTTTTTCAGGCTCAGCAAGACCTTCTGTTTTTGCTCCACCCATTTGAAATCCATGTCGAGGAATTGTTGACCATTCAACTGGATACTCTATGCTAAAGGCTGATATCTCTTTTATTTTCTGTAGAAACTCCTCTTTTGTAAAGAGGGCTTTCATCATATTACAACTTGAACAACATGGTTCTACATTTTCATAAGTATATTCCCGTTTTGTATTATTAACTCTATCAAGACCATTTCCTGCTCGACATTTGAATCCACATAGATAACAGGGCTTATAAATAAGTTCTTCATATTGCTCTTTTGTAATCTGGTAGGGTATTCCTCGTTTCTCTTCTGTATTGCGTTTTACATAAATATAAGGTACCGGTGATTTATGTACATATTCTTTCCATTTTAGATAAAAGGCATCTCGTTCAGAATTTGTTAGTATTTTATCCTCAAACTTCATAATTAGTTTTGCCTTCTCAATAAAGAATACTGGATGAAATATATGTTTCATTCGATTACATGTTTTACATGCAGTTACACAATTCTCTTTTGAATATCCTTTTAAATTATCTATACGGTCTATACCATTTATTTCATTTTCATCATAATAATTACAATAGTAACAAGGAGTCTGGATATATTGAAGAAACTCCTCTTTAGTAAGGCTATTCTCTTTTTCACGACGCTCAACTGATTTTTTAATAAATGTACTCCACGCTGTATCTAGATTTCGTTTTGCTTCGGCTTGATAGTTTCGCACACGATCTTTTCGTTTTTCATCGGCTCGTTGTTGAGTTTCACGACATTGTGGGCATAGTTTACTAACTTTTCCATGAGCTGTTTTGAAGGGTTCGTATGTTTTAGAACAATGGGTACAAGGTATATGTGACATTCTACCGGAGTATCACAAATAACTTTTAGACTTGCCGCCCAATCGGCGGCTATTCAAATTTATAGAGTATAAAAAAACCAAACACAAATGACTTTGCGTCTAGTTGGAGTAGGCGAGCATGCCTTCCATTCCCTGCCTTTTGGCACAGGAACTCTACCAACTCTCCCCCTATACACGATAACAAGTGTATTGAGATCCTCTGGTAAACCACATTTCTGTGGGGACGGACTCTATCTTAGACCTTTCGGTCCACCAACATTGAGTCTCTGAACTGCATTCTTAGTCACTCACTGACCTTAGAACTTGGCTGCGGATTGTCCCTATTTATGACCTTCTTACCCTACCCACGAGTTTCCCCTTGGTGCCACTGGACTGACCTTTCGGTTCCAGGGCGGTAGTCATAACTTAGCAGGAGTTTCCCGCAATTTGATGGTGTTGCTCCATGTTTCTCTTAGAAACAAGTGTTATCAAACTAGCACTTCCTTTTTCGAAGTACTCTTAGCAGCCAAAGTTTTCCAAACATGACATTATTAATGTCATCAGTTCGAATAACTTAAACCACCCATTCCGCTCATCACGCGGAGCACGTTGTAGTTCGTCGCATAGACATAGACCGTGGAGGACGTCGCCGTGCCAACCGCGTTGTTAGAAACCGTGAGGAGGAGCGTGGTGTTATCAATGCGTGATAAGTTGCACGTGCCTGACGGTTGGTGCTGCTCCGGCTGGAGGGCGAAGGAGTAGACGTTGATGCCAACAGACGGGATGTTGGTGTGGTGCTGGTACGGCTGGACCTCGTTGAAGTAGCGTCCCTCACGTACCTGGAAGCGGTCGTGGCCGTTGAGCTGGATGAGCGCCGTTACGCACGGGTTGGCACCCGCCATGCCCTCAACGCGCGTTACGGAGTAGCCAGACTCCAGGACTGACCGGTCCCACCAGTCAGAGAAGTTGAACGGCTGCTGGCCCTTCCACGGGTTGATGACGTTCACGTCGCAGCTCGTGAAGGAGTCACGCTGGACGACCCAGACAAGCTCCTTGCACGGGTGGTTGAAGTTCAGCTTGAGCTTGTTGGAGCTTGACGTGATGGACTCACCGCCCGTGAACTGGAGGACCTCAATCAGGTACTCGTGGGACACCTGCGCGAACTTGCGGCGCTCATCCGTGTCGAGGTAGATGTAGTCGACATACAGGGAGCACGCGACGAGGCCGTTGTTGCCAACACGCGTCTGGATCGCCGTCGTCGACGACGCCTGCGGGGTGTACGCCCAGCAGAGGTTCGTGAGGTCGTTGAACTGGAGGTTGATGCGGACCTCATGGTACTGGAGCGCGATGAGCGGGAGCGCAAGACCAGGGTTGCGGCAGAACCAGAACTGGAGCGGTACATACAGCGTGTACTCAGGGGAGCAGTTGAGAACCTCGTTGGAGCTGTTCGGCTCACCGCCTGAGCAGTAGTTGTCGCAAGACTCGCCGCCCTGAACCAGCAGGTTCGTGAGCTGCGGGATGTTGCCCACCATCTTGGCGTAGCCAGCCTGCTTGCCAGGCTCCTGCGTGAGCTCATTCCAGATGTGGAGCCACTGTCCATAGTGCTTGTCGATGCGCTGGCCGCCGATCTGGAGTTCAACCCAGTCGATGAGGTTGTGTCCAACCCAGTTGAGCCAGCGGAACTGGGCGCCAGAGCCGTCAGACGCAAGGAGGGAGACGCTCGGCAGCGTCGCCTGGAGGTACATACGGTAGATTAAGTCACCGTTGCGCTGGATCGTGCACGTGACCTGCTTGCCGAAGTTCGGCGCGCCGTTCCACGGGTTCTCAATCGCCTCCATGGCAAAGTTCGTGTGGCGACGGTAGACCACCTTGAAGAAGGTGATCTGGGGGTTGCCCGTGAGGTAAACATCCTGCGCGCCATAAGCTACAAGTTGCATAAGACCACCTCCTGTCATTTTAGTTTATAACCTCAACTTAGAAAATAATTTTGGCGCAAAGAAAAAAATTCTCTTTGAAGCCTAAACAGATTCAAGAAATCTGAATAGAGTTTAGTATGGGAGAACCCTACTTCAAAATAAGACCAACAAAGCGTTCTAATCCGGAGGCTCGTACTACGCTAGATGCGATTCACCAGGTAAAAATGTCCCAGCTTTTGGAACAAAAAGAGGGAGTTACTTCATTAAAACTACATGAAAAACAACTACTTCGAGAAATTGAGACATGTGAGAATATAATTGAACGAAATCTTAAGGAGAATAAGCTTCGTGAAGTGAAGCGTGAGATTCAATCAATTACAAAGGAGGAGGATATGTTGAACTATTTCTTAGAAACTGGCGATATACTTTATACGTATTATGATATTCAAGAGAAGATTCAGAATGGTGTAGAGAGTCTTCAAACCACCAGAAGTTATGTGAAGCCGGGGAGTGTCCTCGCGGCACTTCAAGAAGCGGCAGGCGAAACAGGAGTAGCTCTGGCGGAACTGAAAAAGGAGATAAAGGGTGAGAATTTACAGCGTGATAAACTCCTCGATAAATATCTACAGAAAGTCGACCCTGGACATGCACGAAATACATCGGTTGAAGCTGAAAGTGGATTTGGTCTATGTGATTTATGCTCTGCCGAAATGATTTTTAGTTCAAATGAAGCCATGTTTAGTTGTACAGCATGTGGAAACCAGGAGTTTGTCCTGATGGATAGTGATAAACCGAGTTATAAGGATCCGCCTCGTGAAGTGAGTTATTATGCGTACAAACGCATTAATCATTTCAATGAATGGCTCGCACAATTTCAAGCAAAAGAGTGTACCGATATTCCGCAGGAGATCTATGACCAGATTCTTCTGGAACTGAAGAAGGAGCGGATTACGCAGCTTGAAGGTCTGAAGCCTGCGAAGATTCGTGAGATTCTCAAGAAAATTAAGGCAAATAAATATTATGAACACGTTCCTCATATTACAAATCGTCTCAATGGCAAGAATGCCCCTGTGATGAATCGTGAGATTGAAGAGAAGTTGCGGTATATGTTTAAGGAGATTCAGCCGCATTTTCAGAAGCATTGCCCGAAGGGACGGAGCAATTTCCTTTCGTATTCCTATGTTCTCTACAAGTTCTGTGAACTCCTGGAACTTGATGATTATTTACCGAATTTTCCACTTCTGAAGAATCGTGATAAACTCTATACACAGGATAAAATCTGGCAAAAAATCTGTGAAGACCTTGATTGGCAGTTTGTGAGGTCAATTTAAGACTCCGCCTGATACGGTATACGGATGCCCGAATAAAAAGTAGTCGGGTTTCTCTTTAATATTTCGCATGTCTAACTTTGTAGGGAGAGCATCGGTATTTCTCACCTTTTCAGGTACAAATTCATTTCGTATAAATGTGAGTTCATATACATGTGGTAAAAGAATTCCTTCTACCATTTGAATTTTACAACCATTATTCGCATGAAAATGAACAAGTGTATGTGTCTTATTTATTTTATTTAATAAATCAAACATATGTTCATTTTGAATATCGGACAGCCCCTTAAAATAATCAGGATAGAGTTGTATATCGCCAGGAGTATGAATTTCAATGACAAGTTGTTTAATTTTCTGTATATAGTTACTCCGTATTAATGTAGGCATAATTCGATATTCATGTCCCTCAATATCCATTTTCATGAAAATGTTGTTTGACTTTGTCATATATTCATGTAAATCTGTAAGAGTATCGGTATTTGTTGCACCCAGATTCTTCTTTACAAAGTTAATTTTTTGACTTGGAACAGGTAAGGCATTAATTGTTCCATCAAAAGCGTAGCAGGGTACATCTGGATAGAGACTTACAAAATGCTCTTCAAAACTCGTATCATCATTTATTCCGCCTGATATAAATAAATCATATGTGTCAGGAAGTTTAACAATAACGTAGCCACCATCATTGGGTCTGCCAACTCGGTGTTTCGAAAAGGGGGATGTATACAGAATTAAGTTTTCCATTATGACTGTACTCTCTCTTTATGATTTTTTAAGCCTAGCGACTAACATATGGAAATGTCCAGGGGTGGAGTTGTCCAGGATCTTCACCGGTCATGTCCGCAATTTCACGACGGACAACACGAGGATAGACATTATTGTAGTAATTATAGTCTTCCGCTGTGGGAACATGACTTGTTACGAGTTGTACCATAGTACCAGGAGATGTGAAAAACTCGCGAAGCGGGCTTATCACAGAAAGAAGGATTGCTGATGCAAAAATAACGAGGATAAGGGCTGTATTGGATAGACGCATTCTATCGTAGAATGAGATTAATTAGAATTAGGCATCTGCATTACTTGTGTGGGACCTACTTGTTCACCTGGATTCAGCATAGGCTGAGCAGGTTGGTAAGGTGCACCCATCTGTTGATTATTTGCTCTACTTCTTGCAAAGACAGGAGATTGGATAGGCAACATAATATGCGCATCAATTGGTAAAGCCATAGGGGGCATGAGCGGCACACCTTGTCTCATAGGTTGTCCTTGAGGAGCCATCATCATAGGTTGTCCTTGGGGAGCCATCATAGCTTGTCCTTGGGGAGCCATCATAGCTTGTCCTTGGGGAGCTATATACTGTACAGGTGGATCATTTGTAGGTGTATTCGGACTCGGAGTATTATTAGCATTTGTATCCATCTTAAATCCTTCAAAATATGAACGCATTCTTGTTAAACCTGCCAGAAGAACAACCACCACAACTACACAAATAGCAAGCTTTGTAGTTGACATACGCATTTCCTATTTATCTATGGCATAGAAAAATAGTAGATTTGTTGATAGTCTTATAAATAAAGGGTTGCTGCGCTTACCCTGAAGGGTCGCTGCGCTTACCGCGGGAAGCCTACTAGGTTCGCACCAATACCGAAGCCGGCACCCTGGCGAGCCGTCACACCAATGGACGGGGAGACAAGGTCGAGAACCGCAAAAACAGCCGCGGCGACGATGGCAATGGCGACAACCTCCTGGAAGTCAATGCCCTTCCGGGGAACCAGGACGGCAGCAAGACCCACGGCGATACCCTCAATCAGATACTTGATGGCGCGATTGAGAACTTCAGCGAGATCCATTATTATATTTCTCCGTGAGAAAAAAGTTGGGCGCAGCTGCGTGGAAACCCCCTAAAGAAATATACCAGTAAGCCCTTAGAATGTCAAAGGAGACCAACTATACCGAGAAGGAGGACTATCTTGAGGAAGATCAGGAAATCCCTGGTCAGAAGTTCTGTTTACTGAGTTTTTTGAGTCCGGAGAAGACACTTGCCAGTAAAGATGCTTTCCTTTTTTCAAGTTTTGTAAAGGATTACGAAATTCAGTATAAGACGAAGAAGCTTGAGGCATTTCTTGCAGATACGGTCCGTTCTGTCAACTCAAAGCTTGAGGCAGAGGCGGTCAAGTCAGAGAAGCTCGACCTGTCTGGAGTTGCCCTTATCTGCCGTTCTAGTCAGGTAAAGATGGAGGTTGTACTGGCTGACTTGGAGGGTTATGTACGTAAGAATCAGCAGGAGATTAAGTCAACTACAATTGAGGAGGCGTATGATGATTTCCTTTACAAGAATGGTACTCGCCTGGAGGAGGAGTTCTTTGCGAAGAATAACTTTAAGACGAGTGTCCGTGGACTGAAGATTCGTGGAGTCTATGCTTCTCAGGGAGAAGCCGTTGCACGTTCTAAGAAGCTCCAGCGCAATGACACGATTCACAATGTATTTGTAGGTGAGGTTGGAAAGTGGCTACCGTGGGATCCGAATCCGAATGCGGTTGCGGAACAGGAGTATGCGGAGGACCAGCTTAATACGCTCATGAAGAAGTACAAGGAGAATGAGTCCGCGCGTGATACGTTTTACTCGGAGCAGCGCCAGAAGGGCGTGAAGGGTATGGGCGGTCAGAACTTACAGGGTACTGAGGCTGAGGCTGCGAGTAATGCGGCTGCCGATGCTTCTCCTTTTACGGCGGGTGTTGGGTCCTATGCGAGCATGTTCAGTGGTCCCGCTGATCTAGCGATTGAGCGTAAGAAAGAGAATAAGAAGGATTAGATTCTGTTTACAGTTTTTTGAAAAAACATAGAACAGACGTTTATGATGACGCACCTACAGCACCCGAACTATCCATCGGCGGCGCAATTGAAATACATTGGTCACGTTGGCAGAAAGTGCCCTCGGGGCACTGTGTCTCACGCTTACAATCGTAGTTAGAGAAACCCTGTACGAGACCGGGGAATGTACTACGCAGCCATGGCATAATCAGCAGTACCGCAAATAAAATAACAAGCGCACAGCCCGCAACGCCTAAGCGAAACATCTTAACCATTCTACTCAGTGTGTAGAAAGCCTCCAGGATTGCCTAGATCGGAGGGTTCAACACTAAGCCCTGAACTTGTAGGAAGCATGGGAGCAGCAAGTGATACACAATATCCATTCATACACTTTGTTCCATGAACACACGGAGCCATATCAACACCACACATTTGACCTTCTCCTGATTCAAATCCTTCCATGCGTCCTTCAACTGTATACCAACCCATAAGAACACACGCAAAAAACAGTAGTATTAAAATCGCAATTGTGTCACTCTTCATCTCTACCGTGGAATCGGATTATTCAAATTCACTAATTACTCTTACGAACATTTATAGGAGGTCCCTTGAGTCTACGTGCTGCACTCGGGTCATATTGGTTAATATCCTCTTCACCTTTATCACGATAGTGTTGTTCACTGTGTTGCCAGAACTCAGGCGCCCCAATGCGGAATTTCTCAGGATGCATTTCAGCCTTGTACCAGAAAATACAATCTTCGAGCTTATTACTCTGTGATGTATTGTCAATGACGAGACATTCATAATTCTGTGTACATTGGTCCATAACCTGGCAGAAAAACTCAAAGGAGGGAAATGCGGAGCCGTAGTTATCGAAGATGCGTTTACGATTTGACATATAGGGTTCGCGAAGAATGAAAACATAGTCTACGTTTGTTCGGAGCGCCGGTTGAATACCGAGTGGGTACTGCATAGTAATCAAAAAGAAGACTTTGAGCCAACGACCGTTCATGAAGAGATACTTAATATTCTTATCGTGAGTCCAAGAATCGTCATACATACAGTCGTCGAGAATCATAAAGGAACGGGGGTCAATCTTACTCTGTTTACCCACGGCGAGGTCCTGTTGGATTTTGTGCATAACCAATTTCTGGCGTTTACAGAAGTTTGCGAGAATCACTGGACTGAACTCTCCATGAATAAAGAGAGGCGGAATCATTTGACTATAGAAACTATTCGACTCCTCTGTGCCACTAATTACAGTACCGAGAGGCATATTCTGATGGTGGTAGAGGAGGTCACGAACAAGGGTACTCTTACCAGTACGACGGCGACCAATAAAAACGGCCACGGCGTCTTGAGGAATCTTTTTCATCTCGAACTTGCGGAGGGATACATTCATAGCGGATGCTGCTGCCATTCTGTATAGGGGCGGTAAACGAGATTTTTAGTTGCTACGCTTTTTAAATTTGCGGGTATGTTTTTTATGATTTTTTTTGTGTGTATCGCCATATAGGGCACGAGACTTTCTTGTTTTTTTTGATACTTTCCTTTTGAAACTCTTTTTTCTTGCGCCACCCACTTTATTTCCTGTATTATTTACAGGCGGAGTTAACTTTGCTTTAGTCATCATATCATTTATTTCTTTATATGTAATTTTATCAAGAACTTCAGTATCAAATATTTTCCATATTTCATCAATATTATCAATAAGTTTCATTACTATGACATTTGCTTCATCTGCTGAAGCGTTAGATTCGACGAATGCTTTATCACTATATACAAGTGCATCAAAACACGCATCCGTTATGAATTGTTGTATATCCTCTGGGTACTTTGAAAAATCTACAATTCCTCCACCAGCTAGAAGAGGATATGCTACATCTCGATATCTTTCAAGATACCAAATTCCATAATTAATAAGATCTCTAACAGCAGGTGTAGCAGCAGGTGTAGCAGCAGGTGTAGCAGCAGGTGTAGCAGCTTCTCTAAGTCCACGTATTATGCCATCTATAGCTTCTCTATTTCTTTGTATGTAGACTTTAACATCAAATCCTGGCACATTCCTTGAAGTTCCATTTGGGTTAGTTGTATATTCAACAAATGCGTCACGAAATGATATTATTTTGTCGTGAACTTTTTTATCTAATGCTGAAAGAATAGTATTTGTTGATTCTAGTTCGTATTTAAGATTACCACCAGTATTCCACAAATATCCCAGAATTGTAAAAAATCTTTTCCTATCCTCTGGACTTGAATTTACTTGTCTACATCCCATAAAAATACGTGCAGCTATAATTCTTCCAGTAATATGTTCAACTTGCTTTCCAACTCCTTGAGTTCCTTGTATAGGACCCTGTCGCCAAGTATCCTTTAGTAAAATATCAGTTATTCCTTTAGTAGTACTACCATAGTTCATAAGATAAACTAAATCTACAAATCGTCCTCCTTGATTTCTCTCTACCTCAAATTTAAAGACTTTTCTATTAAAAGCATTTTCAACAACTCTATTTGCTGCATCTGCTCTTGTGGCATTCCGTTCAAGTGCTGTTAAACGTGGTATAGGTCTTTGAGCAACCGACCGAAAACCTCTAAATCCAAGTGGTGGTCCACTAACTACATGTTGTAATCGACCCATTTGTGCTAAGTTAGAAGATCGAGCTCCAGGAAATATACTACTATATACAAATCTCGACGCTAGAGAAGGACCAGCAGCAGAACCAGCAGCAGAACCAGCAGCAGAACCAGCAGCACCAGAAGCAGCCTCAGGATTAAAGGTAGCACCAGTCGCGCCTAACGCAACGGGAGCAACAGCACGAGGACGAGCAGCACCAAGACTCTCTAAAATAATAGGTCCAGCAGCACCAGCCGCACGCAATGCGAAAGGAGCTGCTGCAGAAACAGCAGCAGAAGCAGCAGGAACAAGGGCAGCCATCATCCCAACTACTTATACATATTTAAGTTTTCCGCGTTTTAGAAATCTAACCCAATCCTTAACCCCGACCAGAAGGAATGTCAAAAGAAAAATGGGATGCGGTGTTCCAAAGTATGGTTCCTCCGCCTGTAACACTGGTTCGGAAACATTTAACATTGGAACAAGTAACCCAACTTTCTGGATACAGAAATCTAAGTCTATCTCATCCGGGTTACGGGCTTCTAGGAGTTGGAGAAAATTCTCAAGCATGGCTCGACCATAAATGGCGGTGGCAGGGACAAATATCAGATGCAAAAAAAGGTGAATGTGAAGTGACTGTTGGAAATGAAGAGAGTACTCGTAGGGAGACAGCCTATTGTAAAATCACCCATCTGTTGGATCCAATTCGTTGGATGAAGGGTCGGTATGAATTCTCAAGGAGTCCTGCGAATACAGTAAGAGCAAAGGCATGGACGAGAACACAAGAAAAGCTAAACGATCCTATGAATCAGGCATATGTAGAAGCGGTCACTTATTTCAGCCTTTCTCGTCTACGTGAACTGGATCTATCACCGCATTTTCCTTTCTTTTATGGCTCCATGACTGCGATCGCAGATACATATAGTTTCAACATTAGCGAAGAATATGATAGTTTTAGAAATACACGTTGGTTCTGGAAAGGTCTTGATGCGAGGAAGTTTCTTCTTCGTGCCGAATGGAAAGATGAAACAGAGTCTGAAAAGGAGTTTTTTACCAAGCGTCCCTCATTTATTAATAATGATACTACAAATTCAGAAGATGATTCAGATGTCGATACATCGGGCGATGAATCTCTAAAAGCCGAATCAGTAAAAGATGATAAAGCAAGTATTCATACTGCGGATAATCTGAGTTTTCACAGCCAATCTTCTGAATCTGAGTCTGAGGATGAATCTGAAGAACATGACGATCCTCATTTTTCTGCCGAATTTTCTGATTTTCCTGTTATGCTTATGTATATTGAAAAATCAGAAGGTGTTATGGATGATTTTCTTGAGAATCATTCTCTTATGGGTACGGAGCCTGGTGAACCTGAGTGGGAAGCAAAGTGGTCTGCGTGGCTCTTTCAGGTTATTGCTGCTCTTTGTACGATGCAGCACACAATGTCTTTAACACATAATGACCTTCACTCCAATAATATTGTTTGGTCAAATACGGACAAGGAATTTCTCTATTATCAGAAACGTGATCGCACCACATGGAAAGTACCAACATATGGAAAGATTTTCCGTATTATTGATTTTGGTCGTGCGATTTTTCGTCTAGGTGATAAAGTTGTCTGTAGTGATGATTTCCGCATTGGAAATGATGCGGCGACACAATATAACTTTGGAGAGATTTGTGTAAATAAGGGTACACTTGTTACGCCGAATCCTTCTTTTGACCTGTGCCGCCTGGCTGTAAGTTTATTTGAGGCGATTTTTCCTCATACAATGGAGGAAAAGAAGGGTGGTCGTGTAATGTCATCTGAGGAAGGTCTGGAGATGCGCGAAACGGATTCAGATTTATTTAATACCATGTGGACATGGATGGTTACAGACAGACGGGAAAATGTGCTTATTGACGGTGATGGAAATGAAAAGTATCCGAGTTTTGATTTATATAAGGTGATTGCGGAAGAGTGTCATATGGCGCGTCCGCGAGACCAGCTTGAAAAGAAGCCGTTTAGTGGTTTTAAAGTGAAGGGATATCCGAAAAATGCAAAAATGTATAGTCTCTTTTTTTGATTGGTGATCGTAGAACGATTGTAGATCAAAAAGATTTAATGCTTTCTTCTAGAGCGCTTTGATTTTCTATTTTTTCTTGTTTTATTGCCACCGTGATGTAATGAAGCAGGATCTACTATGGGTTTAATATATTTATTATGTTGCTCTATATATTGTATAGATACATGAATAATAGAGTCATATATTGACATTAATTGTTTTAGTGTATTTGTATAGGTATCTTCATCTATTAAAGGTACTGGATTAAAATGGTTAATGGGTAAATAGATTTTGGTTAATAAATTTATAAATATAAACTTATCAATATTATTATTTGAACGTATATTGGCAACCTCTCTATTTATATCAATTAAATCAGCTCTAAAGCGGGCATATTCATTAGCTGCCGCAGCAGCAGTTGAAGCTCCTGTTATCTTACTTAACGCCCCCTGACCTGCAGATAAAATCAAACTCATGAGAGAAGGAGCAGGGGGAGCAGGGGGAGGAGCAGGGGGAGCAGGGGGAGCAGGGGGAGCAGGGGGAGCAGGGGGAGCAGGATACAATGATATAAATTTAACTGTAGTTTTATTAAGATGCTCAACTAAAAGCAAACAATCCTCTTTTATATTCCCATCAGGTAATCCTTGTGAGTAAACATAAAGTCCATTAATAATATCAATTCGTTCATTAATTTCCTCTTGTAAAGTAATTTTAAATGTATTAATATTTTCATCGTTGCCATTAAAAATTCTATTTAATATTTCTTGTGAATTACCTTCAGGGAATTGATATAATTGTTTTATATAATTAAGTTTAGAAATTTTAAAGTCAAGATTAGAATCATTTACAGGACGTATCAGCCTTTTAATATTTCCTGCTATATCTACTGGAAAAATCACAAACATGTCATTTTCAAAAATAGTATTTTCTTGAAACCAGTTAAGTATAAAAGAACAAATTTCAATTGATTCTATAATATGATTTTGATTTGTTATATCGCCCCAATATTTTCTAATTATTTCCTTACATATATTTAATTCTTGATTTTTATTAATCGTATAACGTGAAATATAATCTATCGGTTCTTCAAAAATATCAAGAGTTTGTTTATACTTCTCAAATATACGTTTATTTATATGGGGTGAATGTACAATTTTATATAGTTTTATTAAAGTATTTTGTGTTTCTATAGGCATAGCATTAAACTTTATTCCACCCCATCTAAATGGTTTGGGTTTTGTATAGATTGGAGCAGGTCCCCAGCGTATCGATGGTACTTCTTGAGGCAGACGCCATATTTCTTCTGATGTAGCCTCTGCTGCATGTGTCGTACCTGATGGTGCTATCCCTGCTTTATTTATAGCCCTCTCCAAAAAACCCCTAGGTTGTTGAGAAGGCAAAGGAGTTTGAGCTAGAAATTTAGATGAGGGTTCCTTTTTTGGATGCATACTACTATTTATACTAGACTTATTAATTCTTTCTTGTAGAGCGCTTTGATTTTCTATTAGACCGAGTTTTAGTACCCTTTGTTAAATAGCTTAAATTACTTAATACTTTGCGTTCGTTAAAAGCACGAATTGCATTTAAATTTAGCCTATATTCCTTACATAAATGTTTCATAACACGTATAACAGTATCATGAGTACGGAGTAGGTCCTGTTTATGATGCTTATATGCCGGGTCAATAACAAGTTCAAATAAGGCATCTTTAAGATGCGCCATTCCGTAGAGTGTACTCATCGCGTAGGAGTATTGGAGGTCCTTGTCCTTAACACCAGCAATACGTCCAACATGTTCCAATTCAGACTTAGCCCACATCATCGCGCCATTTGCCGTTGTCTCATAGTGCTTGTCTGACATTTCTAATTAGTGATTTGATTTTATAAAGTTATACTTTATGCAATCATATCTAACGGCGATTCACACGTTTCACACGATTCTTACGCGTGCCACGGTTCTTACGATTCTTACGCGTGCCACGGTTCTTACGGTTGCGGCGGCCACCACTCATCTTTTGTTCTGAGTTTGCCTGTCCTGAGTTTGCCTGTCCTGAGTTTGCCTGTCCTGAGTTTGCCTGTCCTGAGTTTGCCGTATTATGAAATAAATTTCCACTTATACCCGCAAGAGGATTCGCATTCGCATTCGCATTCGTATTCGCAGGTCCATTAGCATTCGCAGGTCCATTAGCAGGGTTCATTTCTATAAAATAACAACAGATTTAAAACCTCGGAACTCCAGTCTGAAGATCAAAGTCCGTTTCGGAGCCTACCATTTTTGTAGACGCAGGCGTGGCACCTGACATTGTCGGGAGTTCAGGCATCTTAAATCCTGAAAGAAAAGTACCTACTGATACGACTGAGTCAGGAATCATTTGATATAGAAATGTGACCATAATGGCACCAATACAGAAATCACGAATGGCACCCTTCATTTGAAAGGGCTCACCTTGATAATAAATTGTTTGCGCAGTTCCAAGTGCCGATAAAAGTAAACCGCCAAGCAGAACTGTAAGAAAGAGAGGGGTGCTTGAACCGAACATTTAACTGCCCTCCACTAGAAAACTTTTAGGCGTTTATTTCCTCAAATTCAATCGCAGACCCTGAATCTAAATCTTCAAATCCATCAATTTCTTCCGGAGGTAGATTGAGCATCTCAATTTTATCAACTTCGCCATCTTCAAACATAGAATGGGCGGCAATTTCATTCCCTTCCAAATCATTACTATCGAAGATTGTATCCATATTTGTAAAACTTACCGTAGGCTCCGTATCCACTACAAGTGTTTGGGGAGAACTGGCGACTACCTCGGGTACACTTGCCTCCTTATTGACCGTAACGGTCGATTTCATGGAGCTCTTAGGACCCTGAATTGATTGTGTAGTCGAGTCGACCTTCACCTCCTCCTTCACTTCTTCCTTTACCTCAGGCTTTACTTCTTCCTTTACCTCAGCCTTTACCTCCACTTTGACTTCAGGCTCCGTTGCGACCACCACCTCTGTATCTGCAATGTCATCCTTTCCATCTTCATCTTCATCCTCAGCACCATCCGTATCATTAAGATACTCGCGAAGAATGGTCTTTACAGGCAGTAGACTACGAATGGACTGCTGGATGCCCTCAACAATCAGGGACTCGACCTGGCGCATATTCTTCTGACGATCCATCGCTGACCCTTGCTCCGCAAATAGGAAGGCATTGTTCCATAGAAGGCGACCTGTCTCCCTCAGTGTACGGTGAACAAAGTGGTCGAGCTTCGGAATCGTAATTTGGAGCTTCTTTTGTTTCGTTGTAATCCGAATCGCTGAAAGCACCTTTGTGTGGGCAATGAAGACCGCTGTAAGAAGTTCATCAAGGTAATCACAGTTCGAGTCCCGCTGAATCTTCTCTGTTTCTCTAAGAACCTTATCCTGATTCCAATCCGGAATCTCCTGTAACAGCGCTTGGAAGTTCCACAGGAGTCTCTTTGCCTCGGGTTCTTTATCCTTTGCAACTTTCAATAAATCTAAAAAATAGATTTGGAAAGCCGGTGATAGAATCTGGCAAAGCTGGCGTGTATACTCCGTCTTTGCTTCTGCGTAGACATTGATTGAATCGCCACCAACGTTCATGCTTTCTCTAAAGAGATAGCCTTTCCTATCAAAGGTTCGTTAAACGCAGGCACCAGCCTTCTGTTCAGCAACGAGCCATGTGAGAAGTAGCCATGGACTGATTCCATTGCCCCATCGACGATATGCTTCAAGTACAAGTTCCTGTGAAACAAATCCTTTTGTCTCTAAGACCTTTTGAAGAAGAATAACAGGATCATCACCTTTGTTCCATGCTGTTAATATACCTTCAAGGCTTGGTGGTTCTATCTGTGTCTTCATTGAGTTCTTCCATGAACGCACCTCTTTGTAAATACAACGTGACAGCACAGGAGGTGAAATACGCCACGGTTCCGTTGACTCCAGTATACAAAGTACTTGGGGCATTGCAGTTTCCAAAATACGACGTAGAAATGCCTGTGCTTCCTGTGTAAGGTCTTCTACGCCCTCAATCCAGAGAATTGAAGCCTCTCGTGACCTGACTTGAATATGTAGACGGTCACGTCCATCACGAAGTGACCTGTCTACGCGCGCATTCCAGTGAAGAAGATTAATTCCACGTCTCTGCGCTTCTGAGCGAATAAAGGTGGATTTACCTGATCCAGGAGGACCAGCAACAAGCCAAGCGGGTTGTGGCATGTAGTATTATTTATATTCTCTACGTATCAGTTTAAATAGAGATTTAATATATTTAGTATGCGCGTTGCATTACAAATTTCAGGTGATTTTAGAGTACTTCATCACTCATTTGAAAAATTAATGAAAAATATCTGTTCAGTTCCTGACGTTCAAGTTGATATTTTTATTCATACTTGGAAGCGTGATACAACCTCTCATGGCACATTTTTAGTTAAAGAAAGAGGTAATTGGAATATGTCAATGTTTGTACACAGTCATACGGATGGATTAAATATATATAAACCTGTATCGTATGTAATCGAAGATTTTTCTATTTTAACACATCTTCATAAGTATCCACGCTGTATGCCAATGTGGTATTCAATATTTCAAGTAAATCGTATTCGAAAGGAATATGAAGCAAAAATGAATATCAAGTATGACCTTGTTATGCGGTATAGAACTGATTCTATAATTGAGGAAAATCCTTTTTTAAAATGTCAAGATAGTATTCATTCCAAAAAAGAGTTTTTATGTATTCCTAAATCAAGTCGCGTACTCTGTGAATTTGAAGAGACGCTCTGTGATTGGTTTGCATTTGGAACACCCGCAATGATGGATATATATTGTTCTGTCTATGAAAAATGGATTGGAGTTAATATAAATGATTTTCCTATTCCAGAAGCTATGCTCTTTCAAAAGTTATATGGTATACATCTAGAAAGACCTCTTATTGATTTTTATTTAATAGAAGGAGATGGTTCAAGAAGGGGTCTTTTACTTATATCTATGCCCTAGCATTCAGATACTGCGCAAGCAGTGCCTCATCGTGTTCCGCATTCCGCTGTAAGCTCTGCTGTAAAGGATTGCGATTGACCGCATCTACAATGACCGGCATATTGCGCTCCATGCTAACATCAAGTTTCAAAGGAGCGCGGTACTTCACCTGACCAATATCACCTGCTCCAGGTGGTAATCCAACAACATTATTCACGGCAAGAGCACGGTCATCAATAATATCCGTGTCGAGCTTCTTCGATGTCTGTTTAACATTCGAGTTGAATGTGCCAATGCCACCGTTGCCAGCAAACGGCTTAGGTAGTTTACGCACCGCCTCCTTGCTCGGATTGAGGCGCATATTGTAGGCCGACTGATGGCTCGTGAACTTCTCCGTGGCTGCCTTAACACCACCATAGTACTCAGACTTGGCTGAAATCTGGTGCTTCTGTGTAGGACGCGCAATATCATCGGGGTCATAGACAGTGAGACGAGTCGGTCCATCCGCCGGCGCAGCAATACCTCTGTAATCCCACTTAACTGTTGTCTCCTTGACTGTTGTACGCGCAACATCTGTAGGGTCCCAGACTGTAATCGCAGGAGCACCACCTGCGTAGCCAACAGGTGTGCCTGTCTGGCGGATGTTTCCACTCGTCTCCTCGCGACGTGTAGGTCGTGAGTCATCCGAATAGTGAACTGTATGAGCACCATTATCTGCAGGTGTTACGTTGAGTCCTACAACACGGTCACTCGTATAGTAACGCTCATTCGGACGTACTTCATATCCTGAACGACCATAGTCATTCTCAGGCGCATCTGTATTTGCACTCGTATAGGTTGACATATCAGCGTTACGCATTCCCGCTCCACCAAACTGCTGGTGCATCGGTGTACGATACGAGCCTGTCACGTAGTTTTCACCGAACTCCTGACTCGCAGCAGGACCAATAATTTCTGTTGTGGTATCCGCACGTGTTGTATAGGGCATGACTTGGACGGGGCGCACAGACTCACGCTGTGACTCCTCTGAGAAGGCACCAATAAAACGCTCACCTTCCTGGTCTACAAAGAAGCCATCAGGCTTGTACTTACGAACCTCACCAGGATTCTCCATAGACTTGCCAACGAACTGCTGTCCACTTATCACGGTGCCCTTGTAGGAGAGTTTAGGATTATCCGCAGTACGAAGATCATCAGTGCGGCGGATATTATTAATCATTTGTTCGTTCACCTCATACTGCTGAAATCCCCCTTTGCCTGTGGAGCCAAACTTCTCTCCAATGCCCGCACCTACTTTTACCGGCTCAAACGGACGCTCACCATCACGACGACGCATCGCAGGGTCTTCCATGCGACTCTGGAAAAAATCAGTATTGTCCTCCATTCCGAAAGGATTGCCGAAGGGTGACTTATTTGAGTCAAACATAGACTCCACTTCCTGCTTCTTGATTTGTGTGCTTCCAGCGCCAGTGAAAGAATCCAGAATGCTC